TGCAGCGCTTGAGGCTCGCCATCCGTGGCTGATCGAACGGGAGAATGGGCTGTGAAATACTATCTCGACTGCGAGTTCGACGGCCACAACGGCGCGCTGCTGAGTATGGCGCTGGTCCGCGAAGATAGCCGCAGCATCCACATCGAAACGAGCGCCGTCGCAACCGATCCATGGGTTGTCGCCAACGTCGTGCCGTTGATGGACAAGAACGAGGCCACCACCCACCCGCTGGTAAATCCGAACGGTGTCGGTGTGCTGGTCCGCGAGTTTATGGCCGACGACGATCATCCGGTCGTCATCGCCGACAGCCCGGTCGATATTGGCCGGTTCTGTCAGGCGGTCATGACCAGCTTGGGCGGCAACTACATGCCGAACGAATGGCCGCGACTGACCTTCGAAGTTCACGATGTTGATTGCTATCCGACCACGCTGCCGGGTGCTGTCCAGCATAACGCTTGGTGGGATGCCATGGCCCTGCGCGATACCCTCACCACCCAAGGCCAGCCCGCATGACCCGCGTATCGCAGGTGCTGAGCGAGGCGGCTGATCTGCTGGAGAAGCCGGGGGCTTGGACGCAGGGCGAGTATGCGCGCGGGAAATCGGGGCGTCCGGTGAAGCGTCGGTATGCTGCCGTATGCTTCTGCGCGCTCGGTGCGATTGATGCTGCGCATGGCGAAACGGACATTGGCAACGAGGTCGATGTGGAGGCTGCCCGCTTCGTTACGTCCGTAGCTGTCCCCGAACGGGTGGGTAACCTCGCCTTATGGAATGATGCCCCTGAGCGGACCCAAGCGGAGGTAGTCGATGCTTTCCGCCGCGCCGCCGCCCTAGCCAAGGCGCAGGGGCGATGATGTGGCAATCGCGGTCCTACACCGCTGACCAACACCGTCGTCTGACGGTAGAACCCGCCGTGATGCGCCGCCAAGTCGAGCGCCAGCAGCAGTCAATGCCGCTGGTGGTCGAGAAGATCGCCGGGACCAACGTCGGCGACTGGATATGCGGGCTTGGGCTGGTGGCGTTCTTCGTCGGGATGACGGTTATATGATCGTCACCCTGCAAGCCGCGCAGATGTACATCGAGCGCGTGAACCCCAAAGCGTCGCTGCATCAGGCTTGGGCGGCTTTGCAGCCGTGCGAGCGGGTGGCCAACTATCTGCGCCACCAGTCCGGCCGCTGCCAATTCCTCGCCCGTGATGCCCGTGCCGTCTGTGTCGGGGGTCGGGTCGTGCAGGCTTGGAATCGGGATACCATTGTGAGTGGAGGGCCTATCCGTGGATGACGCAGCATTCCGCCAATCGGTGGTCGGTGCGGCCGAGGTCGCCGCCCTGTTTGACGCTAGCCCATGGGTGACGCGGTACGAGCTTTGGCACCGCAAGCGCGGGACGATCGCGACGCCCGACTTCAATGCGGTGGTCGACGGCAAGCCGGAGAACGAGCGAATCTATTTCGGCGTCAAGCTGGAGCCAATCGTGATCGAAGCGGCCTGCGAACGCTGGGGCTATGTGCCCGAGCCGACGCCGGAACGCCTGACCAACGGCAAGGGGCTGGGCGGGCATCCGGACCGGATCGTTACCTGCCCCGAACGCGGGCGCGGCATCTTGGAGGTCAAGACCGTCGATTGGCTGGTCGAGAAGTCGTGGGGTGATGAACCGCCGCTGCACTACCTGCTGCAAGCGCAAGCTTATGCCGGCCTCGCGGGTACGGACTGGTGCGATATCGTCTGGCTGACCAGCGGCAACCGTCTGTCCCGCCATCGAGAACCGTTCCGCCCCGCCCTGTTCGCCGAGATCGAACGCCGCGTCGCTGCTTTCTGGAACGACGTGCGCGAAAGCCGCGAACCGCCGGTCGATTACACTCGCGACGGCAAGACGCTGGTGGAGGTGCTGGGCGATCCGACCGAGGAATTGGCGGACCTCCGCGACGATTTGACCGCCGAGCAGTGGGCGATCGAATTTGCTGCCGGCAAGGCAATGCGGGACGCGGGTGAGGCGCAGATGGAAGCCGCCAAGACCCGGCTGATCGAGCGCATCGGCACCGCGGGCAAGGCGCTGCTGCCGTCTTTCCGGCTCGCCGCCAATCGCACCAAGGACACTCCCGATCGCGTCGCGAAAGAGGGCGAAATTATCAAGGGGCGGCGGGGCTACCGGCGCTTCGACCTACGGGAGATCGCAGCGTGAAACGGAAGGAAGCATTCTACATCGTCTGGAACCCGCAAGGCTCGCTGCCACCCCGCGCTACACACGACACCTTTGAGAAGGCGGCGGCGGAGGCCCAACGCTTGGCACTGGCCAACCCGGGCAACGATTTCTTCGTCATGCAGTCCCACCGGCGCGTCCGCACGGTTCGGCCTGTCGAGATCGAAGATTACCACACCGACCTTGATATTCCGTTCTGAAAGGACACCCCATGGCTACGCAATTGACCGTTCAGCAGCAACGCCAGTCGGAGACGCAGGCACTGCGCCAGACCCTCGACAAGATGGGCGGGCAGATCAAGATGGCGCTGCCCGCGCATATCAGCGTCGAGAAATTCCAGCGGGTGGCAATCACCGCCGTGCAGACGAACCAAGACCTTCTGACGTGCGATCGCGCCTCGCTGTTCGCATCGCTGATGAAGTGTGCGCAAGACGGCCTCTTACCCGATGGTCGTGACGCCGCAATCGCGATCTTCAAGGGGCAGGCGCAGTATATGCCGATGGTCGCCGGCATCATGAAGAAGGCTCGGCAGTCCGGTGAAATCTCGTCGTGGTCCGCACATGCCGTCCACGCCAACGACGACTTCGAATATGTGTTGGGCGACGATGAGCGGATCATTCACAAGCCGACCATGGGCGAGCAAGGTCCGGTCATCGCAGCCTATTCCATCGTGAAGCTCAAGGACGGGACGGTCGCCCGGGACGTGATGACGCGCGCCGATATTGAGAAGCGCCGCGCGATCAGCCGGCAGTCGAATAGCTTGCAATGGACGACCTTCTACGAGGAAGGAGCGATCAAGACGGTCATCAAGCATCATGCCAAGCGGCTGCCGTCGTCCACTGACATCGACAAGCTGATGGAGACGCTCGACCGGGACGACATGATCCGGGTCCAAGACAGTGCCGCAGCCGTCATGGTCGGTGATCGCGGCGACCGGGAAGCTACCCCCGTGTCCCGCCTCGATGCGCTTGAGCAGTCCTTCACCCCGAACGACGGCACCCTGTCCCCCGACAACCCGACCGCCGCCGAAGGACGCGACGACACCGACCACGGCGAAGACACGCAGGGGGATGCGTGATGGAGTGGCAGGACATCGCCAGCGCGCCGAAGGATGGGACGCGAGTGCTTCTGTTCGCGCCAACGCGCGCATTCCCAGAGGCAATTATCGTTGGTTGGTACGGCGTTCGTGGGTCTAGCTGGATGTCAGAACCAGGCATGTGGACCAGGAACCCCACCCACTGGCTACCCCTCCCCACACCCCCGGAGACGACGGCATGAGCGAGGAAGCGGGAAAGGTGTGGAAATGCACCGTCACCGATGGACGGTTCGTGGAGGCTTGCTGGCCTTTGGAAGAGAACGTCCAAAACAACACGCCAGGGTTCAGCAAGGCCAAGGGCATCGCGGTCTGGAACTTGACCAACATGACCACGCACAACCCGTCGCGGCGATATTACGGGGTCAAAACCCCTGCCCATCCGAATGGCTTCCTGTTCAACTTCTGTCCGTTCTGCGGGGAGCGGATCGACGCGCCGTTCGTGGATAAGGAAGATGCCGCATGACCGATCGGAGCAAGCTGCTGGCAAGCGCGGCTAAGACGGATGCTGCGTCACCTGCTGGTGACGGGGTGCCGGGTGTCGACTTCTTGGAAGCGTGCGCGGCCGAGGCCATTACCGATTACCCGGTGCTATCGGCGAAATGCCGCGATTGCGCTTTCCGACATGGTACCGAGGCAAACGGTTACTGGCTGACGCGCATTACGGCGGCCGGCTGCGTCGAAGCCAGCCACCCGTTCTGGTGTCATAAGGCGACCGACCGGCGGGGCGAGACGACGCACCTTTGCGCTGGCTGGGCCGATGCTATCGTACAGCGAGCGGAGGCCCTGTCATGACGCGGGAGGAAAGGGCGCGGGAGGTGCGCGAGCAATATTCCGGCAGCATCCACGGCTTCGACGAACAGGCCCAGATCGCCGCCATGCTCGCCTTCGCCGACGCAGAAGCCGCAGCCATGCGCGAGCGGGCGGCGGGGCACATGCGTAAGCGTGCCGAGGAACTTCGGGAGAAGTCTACGAACCTCAGCACCGGAGCCATGATGTACGCGATCTACATGGAAGAAGCGGACAAGATTGCCGCTCTGCCGGCGACGGGGGAGGTGGGGCGTGGGTGAGAAACCGTCGCTGCATGAAATAGCAGCCATGCCCTACCCGGCTTCGGTGATGGCGATGCGCGAGCACTACAATTCGGGGTGGGGCAAACCGCTGCCAGATGAAAAGTACGACGAGCCGCGCACCTTCAAGGTCCGGATCGACTACTCATTCACGACGCAGGGACAGCGCTCCTACACGGTCGAGGCTCTGTCAGAAGAAGAGGCAGAAGAGATGGCGGTGAACGAGTTTGATAACGACCGCCAGGTCGAGACCGACGCCGAGATTGACTTGGTGCGCGCTAAGCTGGCGACTGACGCATGACCCCCACCCAACACCCGCAAGCGGCGGTGAATGTGATGCAGTACCGCCAGACGGCGACGGCCACGGCGTTTCCGATCGAGGGGACGCGGGAGGTTGTTGTGCAGACCGTCGATGTCGCCAAGGCGCGTGGTGTGGTGGAGGGGTGGCATGGGTGACATTCTGAGCCTGTCAAAGAAGCTGGAGCGCGCTCGCCGCAATGGAACCGGCTTCCAGGTATCCGCCGAAGAGGTGGACACCATTTTCGAAAATGAGATCGCGGACGCCGTGTTCGCCGCCAAGTTGAGAAAGTTGAAGTCCGAGTGTCACGCGAAACCAGCGACCACATCTACGGCGAGTTCTGGCTCGATTTCCGGCGGGACGGAGCCGCCAAGGGAATATATCAGATCGCCCGGTACGCGCCCGGTTCTCGATCGGTCATCTATAGCAGCACTCGCACGAAATGCCTGACGACCGCGATCAAGGTCATAGAGGCCCACTATGAAACCGAGCGAGCAAGAGGCAAGCAGGACCCGCGCGAGGCGTTGGTCGTACCCATGCTGCTGCTCTACTGGGACGAGAAGGGCCGCAAGAACAAGAACCGCGATCAGACAGCCCGTAGCTTGCGGACCTTCATCGGCTTCCTGCTACAAGACCGCGTCGGAGCAAACGCCGTGGTGACGGACCTCGTGCCTACCGTGTTCGAACGCTTCCGCGAATGGAGGATGGGAAAGCACGGGTTCGACGTGGGCTGGGGCGGCAAGGATTACGTCTATCAGTCGGATGGAGTGGCCGGCGACACGGTGGATCGCAATCTCAACGACATTCGGGCCGCGATCAATCATGCGCAGGACAACATGCGTATCCCCTACGCCCCGAAGGTACGCGCCGTCTCGCAGGTTCACCTCAACCCGTATCGGGAGCGCGTGCTGACAATCGAAGAACTGGGGCGGATGGCTTGGTACTGCGCCCACTTCAAACCGCTGTTCCGATTTTTCGCGTTGCAGCTTTGCACCAGCGTTCGGCCGGAAGCGGCGAAGGCGTTCAATCCAGTCACGCAATACGACGATCGGTTCGGCCTGATCGATTTGCAGCCGGATCAGAAAGGTCGGACGAAAAAGCGGAATGCGATCATCCCGGCAATTCGGCCCATGCGTGTCGTTTTGAGACAATGGGCAAAAGAAGGATACGCGCCGGTCGCGTCGAACAAAACGGCATGGCGGAAAATGCGACGCGTGCTGAGGCTGTCTGACGACGTGTTCCCCAAGACGATTCGGCACACGGTCGCCACGTGGCTCTACAACGACCCTTCGGTGCCAGAGCGGCAGGTCAGCGAAATGCTGGGCCATGAAGGCAAGTTGTCGAGGACGACGCGCCTGTACGCCAAGTACGATCCGAACCGGATGGCAGAGGCTGTGCGGGCGCTGACCAGAATTTGGATCGCTGTGTCAGCAGAGGCGCGCCGTTACGGCGCTGACCATCTGCTGACCAACGAGCGAGACGCGGGTGGGAAATGGATTGCCCGCGAATCAGTGAAAGTGTAGGATTCCACTGCGTTTCGGCAGTGGTGGGCGCGACAGGGATTGAACCTGTGACCCCACCCGTGTGAAGGGCCATACGGCCTACGAAACGCCCGATAAAGCGCCGATCGATTGATCGAACATGGAGCGTTCAAATGGCGAACAAACTGGCAATTGCTGACCATTTGCGGACCATCTCCCCGTGGGAGATCGGACAGGCAAATTATGACGTTCTAGATGCGGTGGCGTACCGCGAAGGCCGCGAGTTGTCCTTCGAAATGGGAGCGCCGCTGCACCGGGTGTTCATCGGTCGAGTGCAGGTTGGGTTCGTTCACGCCCAGTCGTTTGGTTTCGTCACGTGGCCATACATCTACCCCGCGTCGTTCAGCGGCGTAACGCCGGAGATGCTCCACGAGGAGGCTGACCGGTCCACCGATCTAGCGACTTGCTATTTCATCGGCGGGGAAACCGGTCCGGTAAAGATCGGCTACACCCTCGATGTTCGGGCGCGGCTGTCCTCGATTCGCTCGCATTCACCGGTGCCCGTTGGACTGCTTGCTACCCGTGCTGGCGGCAGGGCGCGCGAGTATGCCTACCACGAACAGTTCGCCGCCCATCGCCTCCACGGAGAATGGTTCGAGCGCGTCCCGGAGATCGAAGCGGAGATCGCCACCCTCACCGAAGGATCCGCAGCATGACGGACTATCCGCAAGGTCGCGCCTTCAACGTCAACGATTACGTCTGGGTCCGGCTGACGGACGCCGGCCGCAAGCATCATCGCGAGTGGTATGAGGCCATGGACCCGATGCTTCCATACCGCGCGCCCGACGAGAGCGCAGGCGGATGGAGCAAGTGGCAGCTTTGGGCGCTGATGAAGGAAATGGGGGACGCCTGCGTGATGGGTATGCCGCTTCCGTTTGAAACGTCCATCCGCCTATCAGGCCCCTCGGCATGAGCGGGGGTGTGCCTGCGGGCTGGGTGCTGGTGCCGGAAGTGGCGACCGAAGCCATGGAACGTGCCGCTTTTGATCACCTCCGCCCTTACCATGATCTGGGCGACGACTGGCAGATGGTCATGCCGGGAGATCTATTTCGATTGGCGTGGCCAGCCATGCTCGCCGCTGCTCCTGCCACCCCCACCCCGCCGATCGAAGGCCGGGATGCGGACGTGGAGCGGGTGGCTCGGGCGTTGTGCGAGTACCAGATACGGCAAGCGCGGCGCTGGGACACCGATGCCGACGTGCTGGAAGCCATGCTGCCCGCAGCCATCACCCATGGTTGGCCTAGCTTCATGCCCCAAGCCCGAGCCGCCCTCCAAGCCCTCGGAGAACGCCCATGACGGACGAAGAACTGACGGCCTTCGCATGGCCGGATGCGACACCAGAGGAGGCCGCGATCCTGTGTGCGAAACTGTCGCCTGATAAGCGGGCGGTGTTCGAGCATATGGCATGGGTCGCCGACGAATTGAACGCGGGTCGTGTCCCACCCGGTGTGATGGTGACCCGCCCATGACGGACGATCTTGTGGGGCGGCTGCGCAAAGGGCGGCTGATCCAGGCAAACCGAACCCGGATCATGACATGCGGGATCACCGGCCTGCCTATTGAGGTGGGCACTGGCGAAATCCGAGAGGTGTCACACCCCGATGCCCTTGAAGCCGCCGCCCGCATCGAAGCGCTTGAGGCTGAGAACCGGAAGCTGCGGGAGGCGATCAAACCTTTTGCTGATTGCGCCGACGAACTCGACGGATCGGAATGGACGCCACGCGCCCCCGATGGGGAGTGGGCTAAGTTCCGCTTGCTGACCGACGACTATCGCGCCGCCAGAGAAGCACTAACCCCGGAGGCATCCCATGCAGACTGACGCAGAGGTCGCAGCGATTGCGCGGCAAATGTCGCGGAAGGTGCGACAGGTCATCATGACGACCGGCGATGGCGAGCAGCGGCCCTACACCGACATACCCCAGCCAGTCCGTGTCGCAATCTTCAGAACAGATGCCGTCGAATACGTGCCCCGCAGCGACCCGCCCCGCTTTCGTCTGACGAAGTTCGGCTCACGCGTCGCCCAGCACCTGAAACAGGAGAATGCGAAGTGAGCGAGGAAGAACGGGTCGTCGAGGTTGCGACCAGCCTTACCCCGTTGCAGCGTCAATGGCTGCTGAACCCGGAATGGCGAGGAAGTGGCGTGACGCAATTTGCGTTGGTCGACGCGCTCGACACAAAGTTCGGGCCACCAATGGTCCATATCTTCACCCTGCGCTGGGACCGGCTGACCGACTTCGGCCACCTTGTACGCAGGTATGTGCAGGCACAGGAGCAAGCCGCATGACCCACACGACGAACGACGCGCCGGTGACGGTGGAGGAAGCGCTCCGCTGGTATGCGGAGAATACAGTCGGTTGCCGTAAGATCGGCCGCGATGGCGATATCTTCCGCCAAGCGCTCGACGCCGACGGTGGGAAGCGCGCCCTTGCCGCCCTCGCCTCCGCGCCTGCCGGGGATGGTTACGGCAAGTGGCACCCGATGCTGCTTGACATCGTGAATGCCATCCACGGGGACCGGGGGGAGAAGACGCAGGCCATCGGCATTGACCTGTCGTACCAACAGGCGCTCGCCGCAGCCCTCGCCCGCCCGCGCGCAGCGGTGGGGGAGCAAAGCCGGGAATGGTGGACGCTGGAATGGATCGGTGCGCCTCGCCCGCCTGTCCATCCCAACCCGATGAAGGGGAAGCAGTCGTTCGACACCGCCGACAAGGCGCTGGCATTCTGGCGCAAGCAACCCGCCGACGCGACCTATGTGTCACTGACCAAGCATACCGAAACGATCGCCCTGCAATTACCGCCCGCGAAGGTGGAGTGATGCTCTGCTGGCACCGCTGGAGGCCTTGGGAGGTCGAGGGCCGCACAGAAGAAAACGATGGCTTCGCGCGGGCGTTCGGAAACGTGCTGCTGGCGAAGCGCTGTGAGAAGTGCGGCAAGGTGAAGCGGCAGGGCATGTATCAGCGTTGATGGTAGCGGGCTGCTGCTCGGCTAGCGTCAACGCGGGTTGGTGATAATCACCGCTTCCCAGCAGCCGCCACGATGATCGGCACGACCTTCGGTGCCAGCTTGCGGAACAGCCCCGGCGCGATCAGGCTGACGAGCGCCAGCGCGGTTTCGGGGTTCTCCTTCGCCTTGGTGGCGACCGTCTTGGCGATGCGGCCGATGGTGGTTTTCATGGCTTGGGTTCCTCGGTTACGGAAACAGGATCATCCGGCGTACCAGCAGGACGGACAGGCGACGCAGCCGCAGCCAGTTCGCCCAGCTTGTCGGTGCCGCGCTGTTCCCACCGCTTTTGCACCGCCTCGACGATGCGCTGTAGGACCAGCAGGAACGCGGCCACGTCGATGCCGGTCTGCCCGGTAAGCTGGCCCTTGAACGCCGCGATGATGAGGACCGCCAGTACGCCAGTGCCGAGCCAGCCCAGCAGGCCGATTTCGCTGACGTGATCGGAGACGTTGGGGAGTTTCACCGCAGCACCTCCAACAGCTTGGCTCGGTACGCATTGACGTGATCCAGGCCGATCGGCTTCACCAGCTTGCCTTTGGCATCCTTGGCGTAGCGATTGCCGACGTTGGTCATGCGACGCGCGCCGTCCGTGTCGCCGTCATCAAGCGCATCGAAGACCCTGTTGGTGCGATAGAAATCACACGCGATAAGCAGGCTGAGCGCCGGCACCGCAGCAAGGTCAGGGTTCGTATCCAGCCCGATACCAAGCCGCCGGTCCGCCGCTTCGTAATTCGCGCGGCCGGTAAGCTGGAGCATACCCCTGCCCCGGAACGCCCAGCCATCTCCAGGCCGCGTGTTCCCCATGCGACCGTCATAGACGCGGCTCGCGATCAGTTCGGGCTTGCGAGCGACGGTCGCCGCACTGGCAGGCGTGAAACGCGACGGCCACGTCCGCACGAGCGCCTCGCTGCTGTAATTCAGGTTCTCGACGAACACCCGGTAACCGCCCGTCTCATTGGCGGTCTGGGCGATCACGTCAGCTAGCCGTGTCACCGTCCTGTCGACTTCGTACGCCGGGAAGTGGATCGTGCAGGCATTGGCCAGCGACTTGATGACCGCCGCGTCCGCATTCGGCCCGACGACCCGCAACAGCGCCGTATAGGTGCCGCGACCGGGGATGCCGTCAGGCGTCACGCCTAGCCGCTTCTGGGGGGCTTTCCAGTCGATCATTCCCCGCCCCCATTGATAGCGTCCAAGCTGTTCAGCGCGGCCCGCGTCGCCGGCGGCACGGCGTCGCCCAGCTCCCGCGCTACGACCGTCTGCACAGCAAGCTGGCCGGTCAGGGCCTCACGTCGCATGCCGTCGATCACGCCATGCAGCGCCCGCACCTCTGCCCGCAGATTCGTGTTTTCCTCACGCAATCCTGCCACTTCGTCGCGCAGGCCCTTCATCTCGGCAGCAATCGCCTCACGTAGAATTCCTCCTTCGCTGATATCGAGTTGACGCATTTGTGGCGCCTGCGTGAAATGGATGCGCGCCAGCAAAATCACCCCCGCTAGCGCCAACACGCATAGAGTCCACCCGCTGGGTGTCCCGCGCGAGATGAAGGCGGCTATCCCTGCTTCCATATGCGTAGCCCCTGCTTCCATTGTGGCGATGTTCATCAGTACGCGCACCAGCGCGCCCGGAAGGGCGTGGTCATAACGACAGTCCTTTGGCGAATATTGGGGCGACTACCCGAAGATGACGCGGCGACCTAAATCACCCTCGATCCGATGCTGCCGAATGCCCGGATGGCTCGCGGCATTCGCAAGGCAGTAATCGGTGGCTACGATGCCCATCGATCCCATCCCTGCGCCATAGCTCACGAGCGTCGGATCAATGAAGGCGGCGGTCCGTCCGCCCCAGCCCGGCGTCATCGCCGCCTGCCGCAGGACGCGATTCACGGTCAGGAAATCGGTGACGTCGGACCCGATGTCATTGGGTCGACTGCATCCCCATACGATCACGCCTTTCGCGCCGCCGCTATATTTGGCGTCGATCAACTGGCGGATTCGATTGAAAAGCAAGGTCACGCCCACGTTGCGGCTGTTCATTCCGTCTAGGATAATGCCGAGGTCAGAGCCGTCCTGTGCCCATGCGGCGAGGCGGGCCGGGTCGGTCATGCCATCGGGGCTATCGTCAGAATTCGTCCCCGCCACAGAATAATTGCGGTAAGTGACGGGGCCCGCACATGCCGCGACAAGCTCCCACATTCGCCCGAAATGCGTATGCACCGGGCCCGCACCATCGCCATGGTCGTAATCGTCTCGGACCGCATCGATCAGTGACGGTGCGATTATACCTTCGCGCAAATAGCCGTAGGTCGCACCTGCCGCCGTAGCCCGGTCGCGATACGGACCATCAGGCACCGTGAGGCTCGGCTCCTCACTCTGGATAGCGGAGATGCTGTCGCCATTGGAGCTCCAGACAGTCCCCTGTCCCGCCTCTACCATTTGCAGAAATGGACGGATCGCTTCGCGGTTGCGCCGCAGATCGGCTGCAACCTGAGCTTCATATTCCCGCGCGATCCCATCGCGAATATTCCAAAGCTTGACCAAGTCGACCCTGTCCCCTGCCGTGCGGGCATGGAACAGCGGCATTCGCATCGGAATGCTCGATTGGCCGTTCTTGGTGCCGGTCGTCGGTATCCGCTCGGCCGCATCGCGGATGCCGACGCCACCCGGCACTTTGTAAAGGACATGAAATTCGGGGTCGCAGCAAATAAGATCGTAGCGCTCTTCGGACCCGGTATAGCTGATCCGCACAGCGCGATCGGGACCAGCGGATTTGAGTGCGAGAGCACCAAGCTTCCTGTCCAGAATATAGTCGACGGACTCTGCCAGGACGGCACCGCTGGCGACATCTGTCACCGTGATCTGCGTCACATTACCATAAGCCAAGCGTGCCGGCAGATACGACCAATAGCCTTGGCCGTTGACGAACGTGAGCGTGTGCGGCTCGTCCACGATCACATGCGATGCAGTCGCATCCAGCGTGACCGATCCGCCAAAAGGTACGACCCCATCATAGCGAGCGATCCTGCCATCGCCGATACTCACGGTCCGCCCAGCGACGATGGGTGTCGCGGCGACCACCTCGTCGAAGGCACGCACGCCGATCGAAGCCGCCTCTGCCCGGTCTGCCGCCGCTTGCGCACGCACGGCCTGCCGCGCCGCCTCCGCCTCAGCGTCACCCCGCTCCACAACAAAGGCCTTTCCGACCGTCTTCACGATGATGTCCGCCATCAGATCGCACCTATCAGGGTAAAATTGCCGCCAAAGAGCGGAGCCGCGGGAGCGTTCGGCGGCACCAGAATCAAAAGGAAAGGATAGCGGTCCACCTGCGCCTCACTTCCTCCCGGGAAGTTGGCCGTACCGTTGCCCGAAATGCTCATTTCCCAAAGGGTATTGCCTTCATGCAATACTGGACCGAAAGCCTCCATGCTGGCAGTCGGCGATCCGCTATCCGGACCGATAGCCACGCGGCCGAGCAATTGGCTGCCAATGTGATTCCCCTCAACTGACACCGACATCTTCCACGAGAACCCTCGCATAGCGAAAGGAACAGCTTCATCCGGGACGCGGCGCCCTTCTCGCGCCAGTACTGACATCCACTCTTGCCAACGGTCCATTTGGTCACCCATTGTTGAGACGCAGCAACCAGTTATCGAACGAATAGCTGGTCAGTGCGGTTATTGCGGGGAGTGTAAGATCGACCGTAAGCTCGCGCACCTTGGTCGCCCATGCCGCCTGAACGATGTACCCGGCCGGCGGCGGGGCCTTCGGGATCAATAGCAGCGGCGCGCCGATCGGGAGGTCGAAAGTGGTCGTGATCACGCGGCGACGGACGCCAGCGCTCACCGATAGCAGGTTGCTTTCCGAGAGCGTTACGGAACCGAGCAGGGTCGTGGCTGGTGCGCCAGCGGCGCCAACCGGCACGCCAAGGTTCAGCTTCGGCGCCCCCGCCGTGCCCGAAAGACTGGCGGTCGCCGGCGATCCCGCGGCGAGCGTCGTGACCGTCCCGACCGACAGGACAGGCGACACGCCATCGGCACCTTTCAGCGTAGCCAGCCATTGCGCCTCGGTCCCGCCGTAGCCGCCGTCTCGCGCTAACTGATAGGCGGACCTTCCCGCTGGCCCGACCAGCGTCGTCAGCCATTGCGCTTCCGTTCCACCGTAGCCCGCAGCGCGGGCAATCTGGTAAGCTGATGCCCCGTTCACGCCGTCACGCGGCGCCGGCAAGGTGAAGTCGAAAACTGCGGCGCTTTCCGAGCCGCTGTTCACGACTTTTGGTGCCGACCCTACCGGGCCGGAGATGACCGCACCGGCCCTGATCGTCGCATCCTTGCCCTTCATCGCAGGATTCTGGGTCGGATCGCTGACGAGCAGCATCGAGAACGGCTGCCCCATCGGCATCACGCCGCGCGACAGCAGGACCAGCAGCGGTTCATCATAGGCGGGTGGGGTTAAGGAGGCGTGAAGCTTCGCCATCCCCTGCCCCGGATAGCTCATCCGAATGTAGATCCGCTGAAGGCGGGGCGTGGTTTCCCTCATACCGCCTCCTGCGCCAGTTTGTTGTGGCTGATGAGGCGTCGTCCTGCGTCGTCGACCAGCACATAGGTTGCGGCGTCGGCAACGGTCAGCGCGACGACCCGGCCGCTACCGGCGGGATTGCCGAGCACGTCAGACCGCGACCAGCCCTGATCCCACCACAGATGCGACGGGGAGGTGAGTGGCCGATTGCCAACAGCATAGAGCGGGCTGTCGAACACGCGAGTGAAGGTGACGAGATACGCGCCCCACTTACCGGTCCCGAGGTCCGCTTCACGCTGTGACCAGACCCACATGCCTGCTTCGATCTTGCCGGCTTCGATCGTTTCACCGGGGCCAGTACGGTCGGCATTCGCAAGTAGGATGCGCGCGGTAATGATCGGGCATCCACCGCCGCCATAACCGCCGCCATTGTCGCCGCCCGGAGCCGTTGGGTAGGTCGGATAGGTGCCGTCAGCATTCGAGGTCGTCGTCTCGCGGATGATGACGTAGCGGTCCGATGCGACCTCGTTGAGTGCCGGCGACGACACTGCGGCGAAGGTAGAATTGTCCAAATCCCACAGCACAAGATAAGTCGAAGCCGCCGTCAGGCCGGTGATCGTCTGCGCCGGAAACGTCAGCACCCGACCATCATCGATCGTCGCTTCAAATGCCTCGATCGTGATCGTCGTGTCGTCGCTGTCGACCGGATACGCCACCGACTGCCGGACGATAAGATGCGCAGCTCGGGTCGAAGGGGGCAGCGAATAGTTGCCGGGCACGTCTGGCCGGTCCACGCCCGGCACCGGCGGCAGCGTCCCCGTACGTGCGAAAACGCGGCCATGTTTCGTCGGGTCTTCGGTCCGCATGGTCATCGGCACCATCCCCGTTGCAGGATCGAGCGAGCGCTTCAGCAGGATCATCTGCTTGCCAGCCAGCCCGCGCACCCCATCGTCGATTTTGACACAGTCGCCAGCCTTGAAGCCGAGCCACCGCAGCTTGAGCGGCATCGTGATTGGCCCAGCCTCGCGCGCGTTTTCCAGATCGTAGCCGGCAAGCTCGACCGTCTGCGACACGTCCGACCCGCCCTCGACCTGCACCAATCCGTAGGGGACTTCCTTCGTCCGCTCGCCGCCGTCCTTGGCGAGCATTGCCGTGTCGCGCACGACATCGCCAGGGATCACCTCCCACCAGTGCGCCTCGCTGCGGAACGTCGGGATGATGCCGTTGATCCGATCGCGGCGCGGCTGAGTCTTCGGCGCGTTGATTTCGCCCACGATATCGTCGCGCGTGATAGTCGCGATCGGCACGCGGGGCGCATTGACCATGCAGGAGAGCGTTGCGCCGTCCTTGATTGGCTCGCCACCACCCGCTTGCAGGATCGACTTCAGCACCTGCCACTTGTCATCGCCGGTCGATACCTCGCCGCCGCAGGTCCAGCCATTGAAGTCGGCGATGTTTGCGCCCTCGACATAACGGGCCACGTCGATGCTGCGGATATCGATCCCGACGCCAGCGACGCGTACGCCGTTCGCCTTCCACCCGATCGCCCACGTCAGGCCGACGACGTACGGGTTTTTGCTGAAGCCCCAGGTCGACTGATCGAACCACCGTTGCGGACCGCTGCCGCCGGGATAGGTGTCGTCCTTGCGCGGATCGTAGCAACGGACTCCCCGTGTGACCCAGAGCATGTTCGGCTCGGTCATGAAGGTGCCCTTACCCTTGCTGTCGTAGCGAAGGGTCGTCTGCACCGCCGCGAGACCGGACAGCTTGTGCGACGCGCTCCAACCGGGCTTATTGCCCACGCCGGTGTTCAAGGCGTTCGGTTCAGGCGTCAGGCCAAGCTGGCGGACCTCCCACAGCCAGCCCGCGAAAGGCGCGGTCGCTGCGGCGCCGCTGAAGAATAGTTGCTTCTTGTCGGCATAGCTGCCCTCGATCGCATCGATCGGCCCGGCACCTGACAGGACGGTGGTCAGCGTCTGGTACTGGTTCTTGTCAGCCTCGCCACTGCCCTTGCGGTAGACGATTTGCCCTGCGCCACCGGTGCGCCCGAAACGAATCGGGATCGCGGCACGTGGATCTGCCGACCAATCGGTTTGCGTGCCGCCGCCGGTCGCGCCACCTGCCCCTGACTGTAGCAGCGACGCGCCTAGAGATGCACCAATCGCGATCGCCGCAACCGCGGTCGCGCTCAACGCCACGCCAGTACCGGCCAGCACGCCCACGGCCAGCAGCGACGTGCCGCCAGAAGGTATCGCAGCCGCCACCGCAATGACGGTAGCAGCGATCTTCGCGACATGTCCCATTTATGCGCGCCACGCGGCGATAGGAGGCGCGAGAGCCTGCATCACGCTCAATGCTTCCTGTCCCTCGAAATAGCCCATCACCCGTCCGTTGCCGACCGCGATGCACAGCGCGCCGAATGCGTCGCTGTCGCTCGGCAATTCCACCACGTCGCCGATGATCGCCTCGACCGGCAGGATCGCCGGCAGCGTGGCGTCCATCATCGCCGCGAGATTTTCCCAGCCTCGTGACCGCAGCGCCTCGCGCGCCGTCAGCGCCGACCGGAAGCGCGGCATCGGCGGCACCTTGTGGCCCATCGCTGCGACATGCCGCCGGACCATATGTGCGCAAGTCGCAGCCTTGGCCCAGTTGAACGGCTTGGCGGCGAAGTGCTGCATGGTGGCCTGCGTCACATCGCGGCGGTCGACGAGATTCATATTCGCACCCCGCTTGGCGTCGACTGGCCCCAGAAAACCGGGTCGGGAACGCCGGTGATGAAATCGAGCCCGAGTTCGCCCGGCCAAACCCGCCTGTGGAAAGCCGGCGCCAGCCGAATGCCTTCCTCGTTCTCAAAGAACCGCTCCATTCCGCCCACGCAATCGAAGTCGACGCGGAGCGACGCCTGCGCGATCACCAGAGTCGGCACGTCGATCTCCCCGTCGAACAGCAGCAGCGGATCGCCGATCACGACGCCGCTATTCGGGTCGACCGCGCCGATCCAGAACCGAACGCGGGTGCCTTGCATGTCGTCGGTCGCGATCGCCTCCGGGTCCGCGTCGACCGGCGGTAGCAGCGAGAAACTGAAGCTAGGCGCCTCATCGCCGGCACCGTCCGAATAGTCGTCAATGCCGTCCCATGTGCCCCAGGTGGGATGCTCGCCGGCGAAGGTAGCGGACGCGCCGTCGACCGTGAACGTCGCCATACCCGCACCGTCGAGCAGCAGCGCCGGGTCGCCATTGAAGTCGACATGCAGCGCGGCGAAGATCAGGACGCGATCGGCGGAGAGTGCCGCATCGAGCGCAGGGTGGAACGCGGTCATGCTCGCTCCGCAATCGTGAATGACAGGCCCACCGTCCGGCTGCGCTCAAGCGTCCATTCGTAGCCATCGCCGGATAGCCACCCCTCAATGACCGGCTGCGCGAGTTCGACCGCGTCACCGACCGAAAGCGGCGACCGCAGCAGTACGTCGACGGGGATCGATCCAGCTCCGCTGCCGTCCAGCACGACCTGTTCGGTGGCGCAGTAGAGGTACGACCGGCCGGCATGCGTTACGGACAGCCATTGGCCCTCGCGCAGGGCGTAACGCGGCGTTGCGCCGGTGATCTCGATAGTCCGGCCAGACTTTGCTGCTGTCGCGACCGTTGGCCTGCCGCACGGTCCTGGCTCGAATTCGACCTGCGGGAAGGCGATGCGCCCGCCTTCCTGCTTGGCGCGCAACAGGCGGGCGATCCAGCGCCGGCCTTCCGCTTCGACCCGCATCGGCGGCATCTGCACGTCGATCGCGTGCCGGCTGCCGAGCCGATCCAGGCGCTGCGTCACGCCGCCCAGCGTTGGGGTCAGTTCCGAGCCCCATTGAAGAAGGCGGGGCACGCTCTCTGCGATTGGCGCGGCGGTCAGGTCAATCATCGGCCACCCCGCCCCATGGTATTGCGTGCTCGCTTCGTCTGCGTCCGCTGGCTATCGATCGAGACCGCCGTTGCCTGCGTTCGCGCTTCTTCGCGGACCGTGACCTCGAACAGCGGGCTCTTCTCGACCATAACCATCATTTGACGGTCGTTCGCGGGCCGCGAGTTCGGGTCGACGCGGATACGCTCGCCGCGGTTCACCCGAGCCGCCGGCATACCGTTGATGCTCAGCAGGTTGGTATCCAGGCCACGGTTCCCAAGGACCGACAATACGCCGCCCCCGGCAAGCTTAGGGAAGCCTTTGAATATAGGCGCACCCATGCGGGTCGGGTCGCCGAACATTCCGCCTTCGCCCATGAGGCTGTTCCCAGCCCCGGCAGCGCCACCAGTAATGCCGCCGAGCGCGCCGCCGATGCCCTTCGTCAGCAAACCGGCGAGCGCTTTCTGAAGCTGGATACGCAACAGGTCGCGAATGATCGACTGCGCGACCTGCTTGAACACGTCCCCAAGCGAACGGGCGCCGGTCATCGCATCGGCAAGGCCGTCGACCATGTCGGACAGCCCGCCAGCGGCAACCTGTTCGAACGCCTCGTTTGCCTTTGCTGCGGTGTTCGGCAGACTGGCGAGAAATGATTCCCACGGTCCCCGGGTCTGCTGCATGACGCCGGCGCGATCGCGGGCGTAATTGCCCGGCAGCGCGCGCTCACGCATTGCGGCTTCCTGCTGGTCTTCATACGACCCGCGCTTCAGGCGCTCGATCTTCGCGCGCTCTTCCTCATAGGCGAGGTCGAGGATCCGCATTTCCACTTCCCGCCGCTCGGCAGCCGTCTCGGCGAGGTTCGCCTCGCCCTGCAAAGCGCGCTGGCGCAGGTCGAAACCGGCATCTTCCAACTGGTCGATGCCCGCGAGGCGGCGGAGTTCTTCTTCCTGCCAAACCCTCTGCTTGTCGAGCACGGCAAGCTGATCGGCCAGCGCGCGGCGGCGCTCGGCTTCCTTCGCGTTGATGTCGCCCATCGCCAGATCGAGCGCGATCTGCTTGTCTCGCGCCTGCCGTTCAAGATCGATAAGCTGTACCGAAATACCAGCGCGATCGGTAGCGTCCTTTAAAAGGTCCCGTTTCGCGGCCAACAGTTCGCGCTGCCCATCGATTTCCTCGCGATCCAGCTGGTATTTGTCGCGCAGAGCCTTTTCGCGTTTCCTCTCCGCCTCGCGTGCTTTCTTCTCGGCCTCGCGCTTGGCCTTATCCGCCGCCTTCTTGGCCTTTTCGTCGTCTCCGGCCGACTGAGCTACCGCACCGCCGCTTCCGTTGTTCCGAGCATTAGCGGCGTTCCGCGCCGCCTGATCGGCACGGAGGCGGGCTTGAGACGCCTTGAAGCCTTTATCAAAATCGGCCGCTAAGTTGGTGCGGGTTGCCTGCTGGCCAAGTATGCCGCCGTTGTAAGTGCCGGCGGTCGATTTGCGCTGGCCGAGAGGATCAGCGAGGTAGGCGCGAACCTTATCTGCCTTTGCTGTAACCTCATCAATTGCTGCGAAGATCTGACGGATTTCCTTGGCCCCATCAGCCGAAAACTGGCTAATTTTGATGCCAAGCGCGTCGAACACGGCTGTCCCAGACGCCAAAATCGGATCGAACGCATTGCTCAGACCATCCAGCACCGAGCGCATGTTGATGCCGAACTCTTCGGCGGCCTTTTCCAAACTGGCGAACCCGTCGCCGCCTTGGGTCACAAAATCCGCCAGAGCCTTGGAGAATTGGCCGCCACGATCGAACGCACCGAACGTGATGATTGCCGCGTTCTCGACCTGCTGCACCGCTTCGGCGAACGTGGTGCCGAGTGTGCCGAACTCCTTGTTAATCTGCTGGATGATCTCCGGCTTGTTCAGCGCGTCGAACATCATCTTGCCAGACAGTTTCCCGTCTTCGGCCATTTTCTTGAGTTCGGTGCGGGTCACGCCGAATGCGTCGGTCAGTACCTTGGCAATTCGCGGCGAAGCCTCAAGAATCGGCCCAAGTTCTTCCCATTGGACCGTCGCTGAGGATAGCGCCTGCTTCATTTGCAAGGTAGCTGACGCAACGGCAGACGTATCCGCGCCGCCGATCTTGAGCGCCTTGCTGAACGTTTCCGTAGCCTGTGCTGCGTCACGCTGGCTACGGCCGATTTCCTGCGAGGTACGCAGGAAGGCGGTGTAGAGCGTGGCGGTTTCGACCAGCCCGCCGCGTGCCTCCTGCGCGATCCGCCGGCTATCTTCCTGCGCCTCATTGAAGCTGCCGAACGAGGCGGTCGCTAGCCTCAGCTGCGCGTCCATGCCCTTCGCCTTGTCGGCGATCGTCAAGAACGCTTGCGCCGCAGCCATGGCGCTGAACCCGGCGGTCAAGCCCGCGACGGCTCGACCGATGCCGCTAAGCGAGCGCTCAATGCCGCTTGAGGCGGTTTTCGCCTGCCGCTGCGCACGACCCAGTCCGTTCGTGAACTGAGCGCTGTCGATACCGAGTTGGACCCGGAGCGCACCGATAAGTGCTGATGGCATCGGGCGCTCCTTGTGGCAGTCTGCTAGGCAGAGGAGTCGGCAATGAAATTACCGTGGTGGATGGGCAAAATAGAGTTTTGGATTGGTGTCGCGGTGGTAGGCCTCTTCACCTACGCTCACTACACCGACCCACCGCGCAAACCAGAACCGCGCGCTGCCAAACCAAAGGAAGCGCCGGCGGAGCTGTCGGACTTCAGCCGCGTCCTGACCGCTCAAAGAGAAGTGGGCCGCTTGCTCAAAGACCCGGAATCCGCACGTTTTGGAGACACTTACGTCAGTCGACGCGGCGGGGTTCCGGTAGTCTGCGGCACCGTCAACGCCCGCAATAGCTTCGGTGGAATGAGCGGTTCGCAGCGGTTCATATCCAACGCAGGAATGTCGGCTTTGGAAGAGCAAGTGGAAGACGGCGGGTTCAACGACGTCTGGCGTAAGATGTGCTAATGCAGCTTCCTGATATTCATCGGCACGCCATGCGCCTGCATGGTCATCATGGCGTCGAGGATCACTTCGGGCTGCACCGGCTCGCCAGCCCCTTCGGACGGCAGGTAATGCTTCAGGCTTTCCAGCTTCTTGGCGCGGGCAAAGGCTTCACCGTGCCACGCTTGATATAGCGCCAGTTCGTATTCGGATTTCGCCGCGAGGGCACGTCCGCGCATGATCGCGAGGAAGGTGCGAGGGGTCTGCTGCCAGAAGTCGGACGGCGGCAGCCCCTGCTCGCACCACGCGGTCAAGAAGTCGGCGATGCTCCACGCGGCTCGGGAGGGTTTGCGGCCTTCGCTTTCTCGGCCGCCGCTTCAGCCGGCGGGAATGCCGCGGCCATCAGCTTCGCGATCGCGGCGCCGATCTTCGCGCTGGTCGGGCCGAACAGCAGCCCGGCGACCTGATCGAGCGAGAGTTCCGGGTGGTGCTGGCGGAGCAAGCCCCAGACCACCTTGCCCTGCAACGCCACCCCCGGCTCTTTGGCAGGACGGCCGGGCTCGCCTTCGTCGGTAAACTCGGCGAGAATGCGATCGAACGAACGCCCCGTCAGCGACTCCACCGCATCGAGCGCCGCGAAGTTAATGACCAGACGCAGCGTCTCGTCGCCGACCGTTACCTGCTCTTCGTGATAGAAGGCGGCGATGGTCATGCGGCCGGACCCTCTTCGGCGATGCCCGACCACTTCACGGTCAGCGTCGCCATCCGCAGATCAGTCTTAGGGTTCGTGCGCGCATAGCCGCGGACGACCAGATTGCCGGTGATCTCGTACATGGTGCCGTCGGCAAGCGGCAGGGTCATCTCATACGGGATCTGCTCACCGCTGGCATGCGCTTCACGGCAGGCGATGTCGCTTGCCGAACCAAGTTCGATCTTCATGACCAGATCGCTTTCGGCGCCATCCTTCAGCGGCGCGCCGATGTAGGTCATGAATCCACCGGTCGTCTTGTAGTGCGTCGTGTCCAGCAGGTCGCTGGTGAACGACGGAAGGTCGGGAAACTCTTCGATATTGGCAATCTCGACCAGCGGGTTGCCCATCTTGAACGTCGAGCCAAAGCCCGTGAACTCTCCTGCCATAACAATGCTCCTCAGGCTTGGCCGTAGAAAAAGGTGAAGTCGATCGACGGCCGGAAAATGGTTTTGGTGTCGCCACGCTCGCTCAGGTCGCGGGCGTCGGGAAAGGCGCGGGTGAAGCGGATGCCATCCTGCTCGCCGGCGGGGGCCAGCGCGGCGATCGCAGCCTCCTTGATCGCCTTCCCTTTCGCATAGCTGGATGCCCACACATCGGCCTGAACGTAGCCGGGCTGCATCCCGTCGAAGTCGCTGTAATTCGTGCGCCGCTCGTCGGTGACGTGCTGAAGCGTGATCGCTTCCAGCTGCGATTCCTGCGGTCGCTCAATCCAGTAAATCCGCTGGCCGACCAGTGCAGCAACGGCGGGGTTCGCCAGCAGACGGGCGCGCATAGCAGTCTCCATGTCCATGCGTCACCGCCCCCTTGCCTGCCGCGCTGCCAACCGGCGCGCTGCCTTCGTAATTTCGTTGCCGAGCTCGCGTTTGATGACGTCCAGAACTTCGTCCTGCGTCTCCGCCCATGCCGGCCGGGCGAAAGGCTGCGCGCTCTCCTTGAAAGTGCCGAACTCCTGCGGGATCGCCGCCGGGTTGCTCGATCCGACATGCCGGGTCGCGAACGCCTTGCCGTCCTTCTTGACCATGCGCGCCTGCCGACGGGTCAGTTTCGTGCCGTCGACAATCGACTCTTCCAGATCGCGGGTCAGCTTCGGCGCCTTCGCCTTCATCGCCTGCTTGAGCGGCTGCGCCGCCTTCTTCAGCGTCGCCTGTAGTGCCGCCCGGGCCGTCGACTTCGGCAATTCGCCGAGCGCTTGGTCGAGCGCGCGAAGCCCTTCGACCTTAACCGTCCGCGTCGCCATCACGCAGCCCGCGTAGCCGTAATATCCCGTCCCTCGCGCCCATACGGCACGCTGCTGACGATATCCCAGACGCCCAGATCAAAGCTGATCCGATCCAACGGACCAATCGATCGCGCGTCGTCGCTGTCACGAATGCGGAAGGTGGCCGACAGCGTCGCACTCTCCTGTGCCGCGACCCGACGTTCGTTGCCCGTACCGTAATTCACCGCGGCCCATTCGGTGACGAACGGCGTCCAGGTCTCAACCTCGCCACCATATCCATCGCTCTCGACCGTCTTGCGCTCGATCTGTATCAACCACCGACGATTGCCGGCCTTCATACCAGCACCCGGCGATAGCGATCGATCAGCGCCGCAACGCCGAAGGGCAGGGGAGTGGCCCCCTCTGCGGTTGCCTCGCGGTTCGCATCCCAATTCCCGGCGAGCAGGAGCGCGGCGACGAGCAAATCCTTCGGCACCTGCTCCGGATCGGAATAGCCCGCCTGGTAGACGGCGACCGCGTTGCAAGGGTACCGGCGGGAGACCCGGCCGCGCACGATCGTCGCCACCTCGCTTTGCACGCCGGCCGCATCTGACCATTCGATTGCCACGTCTCCTTCGACGGGCCCGAAGCTCAGGAAGTCGAGCCCGTAAAGCGGCTGCCGCACCTCACGCCGCGCGAATAGCTGCCCGGTCTGACCCTCGATGTGCTCGACCGCCGCGCCGAGCATCGCGTCGAGGATCACGTCCTCATCGGCGTGCCGGACGCGAATCCAGTTCTTGAGCAGGTCGAGCGTCAGGGCGGTCACGCGACGACCACCTCATACTCGACAACATGCGTCACCGACTGACCCGGAGCGAGCGTGGCACGCGGGAACACCGCCTGCACGACCTCATCGGCGGTGCGGGACACACCGACCTCGCGACGCGTGCCGATGTTCGGTGCCTTGTCGTAGGTCGTGACGTGGATCTCGGCACCCGGCGCGCGGATCACCAGCTTGCCGCCCTTCACCGAGCACTCGACCACGCCCGCCGACACGACCTTGTTCGTGGTGTTGAAGGCGTCCGCTTGGTCCGGGTCGATCGAGCGGAACAACTGCACATCGATCGGCGCGCCGGAGGCATTGCGCAGCGTCATCGCGAGGCGGATCGCCTTGCCAGACATGCTGACGCTCTGCGCCACCTCGACGCTCGACACGCCACCTTCCCACGTTACGGGATCGGTGAAGCCACCGGGGACCTGGTTGTAGCCGGTCAGCAGCATGTTGGCGTAGCGCTTGCCCCCGATCATCAGGCCGAAGCCCTCAATTGCGCGGCCTTGCAGGACCAGATCGTCGAGCGGCGGGACGAACATGCCGATGCGCGCGAGGCCGCTCGCCTTGTCGCTGCGATAACCGGTGGGCGACGTGTTCGCCGACGTGCCGATACCGCCCGCCGGGTTGAAGCCGACCGTCATGTCCACCGTTTGCAGGTAGCTGTTGCCGTTCTGGATGCCGGCGGTTAGGTTGGCGCTTGCTGGCGGCGTGGGTGTGGGCGCTGGCGTGGGCGTCGGGGTCGGGGCCGGAGTGGGCGTCGGGGCGGGCGTCGGTCCCGGCGCAGGCACCTTCGCCGGTTCCACGTCGGTATAGGTGAAGTCCGGCGCGCCCTTCACCAGCCACCAGTTGCCGGTGCTGGGTAGCCCGTACTTCTTGGCACCCGCAGCGGATACCTTGATGACGCCATCGTTGTTGCTGTCGGGGATGGCCTTCTTGAGCGTTACCGTGGTCATGGGGTGCTCCCGTTAGCTGATCTGGGTTGCGGTGATGGGTCCGACGAAGCCGATACCGGTGTTCGCGGCACTGGTCGCCGCGACGTGCCAAAGATCGACCGAACCAACCTGCATTTGCTTGCTGGCGGAGGTGTCCTTGAATTGGAGCGCCACCGCGCCATTCACTTCCAACGTCAGTTCCGGGCATGGCGTGGGGTCGGTATCGCTGGTCGGAACGTCGCGGACTTGGAAAGCCCAAGAAACGACATGCGCAACCGGTATGTTGTAAGCGAATGTCGACGTTAGCGTGTTCGTTCCAGCATTCCGGCGTTCAAGGCGGAAGCCCTTGTCGTTTGCCGAATACAGCATCGCATAGCCGTCATCGTTCACACCGGGCGTGGCACGAAGCATGACGCGCAACGAGTTTTGAACGCTGTCGCTATCCCGACGAATCTTACCTTCAACCCGGTAGTTAGCGGTGGGTGGCGTGGCCGGAATGGCGACGCGGCGCTGCTGCCCGGTGCAGTACGTCTTGCCGTTCGGGGCAATGAAGATCTGACCCGACGTTCCGCTGACGGTTTTTTGGATGTATTCCCCATCAGCTGGCGTGTTCGTCTTATGACCGCCCGGAGCCAGAACTTCGGCAGTAGAAACGGAAAGGTTATCAACAAAGAACGGTGCGACGTTCTGGTTGATCGTGACTTTCTTGGTTTCGGTCCGCGATGCAGGCGTAAGGCCAGCCTTGTCCTGCTTGATCGTATAGTTGAGGTCGACGCCGACATTTGCCGGGGTCCATTTGCCCGATCCGCTCGACAGGTCCACGACCTGACCGCCCGGCGAAGTGAAGGTGATGGTAGAGCCGGCCGACCGGTTCGTGACCGTGATCGTGGTTTCGACGCCCTGCTTTGGCGCGGGGTTGAAGGCAACGTTCAACTGGCGGAGGTAATCGGGTACGACGTAGCCAGTGTCAGCCACCAGAATGGCCAACATGCTCATCCACAAGTCATTGACCGTGGTGTTGGTCGAAACCGGGCTTTCGCCTGCCAGCAACAGGTTCGCTTGGCCGATCGCAGCATCAATCGCGGCTTGGTCAGGTAGCAGGCCGCCGACTTGAAGGTCGCGGAACCCGGTGTTGACGATAGCTCGCTGCGCCGCCGAAAGCGTGATGGTAGCCTGTGCCAGCCATTGGGTCATGGCAGGTTCGGGCAGGACGCCAGCGATCCCCGCGCCGCCATTGATGAACTCGATGCGAGCGCCCGTGATCTGGTCATATTCGGTGATGTCGCGGGTGCGCTGTATCCAAATCGGCGTGTCCGCTGCGCCATTGAACGCGATCGACGGGCGAACGACGTTGTCATACAGCGTCGAACCAGAAGTGATACGGGTAGACGTCCAAACAGTGCCTTCTGCGTTGCCGTCCCAGCGCTCGAATACCCAGCGTTCGGCTTGACCGCCCGGCGCGTGGCTCGACGGGTAATCGAACTTGACGGCCCGTGCGGCATAGAAGCGGTTCGGCTGCGTAAGATCGTACACGATGCCCGGAGGCGCATTGAACGACCCATAAGCAAGGCGCGCCCCGATATTATACAGCGGCGTTTTGGTGTAGGACGCACCGTTATATCGATCCTCAGGCGTCGGGCATTGCCAGAACTCGACCTGCGTATCGGGCAGGTTGGATTTGTTGATGAGATAGACAGCGAAGCGGTCGCCGCGTTCGTCAAAATTCTGAATGTCCACGACCCGTCCCGATGGCGGAACCGTAACGTCGCCCAAATCTTCGATATCGAACGGAAGAACCTTTCCGTTCGCCGACGCCGAACCCAACCGACCGAGCGCGCCGCCCCCGTGGCTGAACTCCATGGTGGCGCAATCGAATTCGAACAGCTTCAGGCCCTTGCCGAAAACCTCGTCCGTCGACAGGTATTCGGCGTAACCATAGAACTTGTGCTTGGCCTTGTTGAAGCGAACCAGTCCATAGACCTTGGTGCTGCCAGTGCCGCGCGTGTTGATGATATATGGGAATTCTTCAGTGAAAGTCTGACCACGATCGTCAGAATAACGCATTACATACTGCGTATCCGAGATACGATAGTTCAGCCAAACACGATCGTTCTTATCAACAAATACACCCGGATAAGTCGTGTTACCGCCTGCTACAAGAGTAGTGAGCTTAGACCATGTTCCGTCTGGAGCACGATAATCGATGATTACACGTGCGTTATTATTGTGACCCATCGACACCCACAATTCCGCACCGTCGCTGAATGGCGAGCCGGACGGGATATTGTGGTCGTCCATCTGGAACGACGTGTTGGTCGTGCGCTCGACAACCGCCGTGCCAGCGGCATAGTCCATCGCGTAAACGACCTGATTGCCGTTCGCCAGCACCGCACCAAGCGCCACGACCTTGCCGCCACCCGCGCGTAAATGGCCGGACGGGTAGCAGATATGATTGCCGGTAATGCCGGGAACATGGGCGGGCAGCACGTATCCCGGTGTCGGCGTAGGCGTAGGCGTCGGCCCCGGGGTGGGGGTGGGGGTGACTGCCGCGGCGGTCGTCACGGTGAACGCGCGTACCTTGCCGTCGATCGTCGCGGTCGCGGTTGTCGCCGTGCCGTTGCTCCCCGACGACGTGACGCGCAGGCGCAGGGTGTCACCGTCGCTAACGGTCGTCGCTGCGTTCGAATAGGCCGCGCCGTTCTTGGAATAGGAGCCGCCGCTGATCGTCAGCGGCACACCGTTGCCGATGTTGCGCAACGTGACGACGTTGCTCTCGATCGCGCTCGACAGCGCGGCGCCAGTGACGGGCAGGAAGCCGCCGCCAATGACCACGGCAACAGTCCGGTTGAGCCGGGCGCGGAGTCTCGAAATTGCCATGGATTTTCCCGCTGAAAAGAGCGGGCCGCCACATCAGCAGCGGCCCAGGTAGAGAGGGTGGCGATCAGCCGTTCAGGTTCGCCGCGACCGCTTCCTCGTCGGTCGCGGTCGGATCGTTGAAGTCGATCCGGTTCGAGATGACCGGCTGACCGGCGCGCGGCGAATTGTCGACGGCCGGGTGATCGGTATCGATCCGCTCAACGATCGTCGGCTCGATGAACGCGCCGGATGCGGCCATATCGGTTGCCGGTTCCAGCTGGTCGACCTGCGCCATCGAGGTATCGGCGGCGCCGGGGGTGTCCGACAGCTTCACGTCGCTGGTATCGACGCTGTTCTTACGTGCAGCCATGGGGCTGTCCTTTCCGTACGAGGGGGAAGGGCGGGGCGCACACGGCGCCCCGCGGTTACGCTGCGACCTTGAGCGCGCGCATCGGCTCGGGGTTCTTCACACCGCCGCCGACGCGCTTGGTGGTGTAGAAGTGGACGAACGGCTTGTTCGTGTACGGGTCGCGCAGCACGCGAACGCCGGTCCGGTCGACGACCTGGTACGTGGCCGCCATGTCGCCATAGAGCGCCGCGATGTTGCCGGCGGCGACGCTCGGCATGCCGGGAATGTCCGCGATCGGTACGCCTGCGATCGTCGAAGGCTGGCCCGCCTCATAGCTCGGCTGCCAGATATAGTTGTTGCCGGCGTCCTTCAGCTTGCGCAGTTCGCGGACGCTGCCACGGTTGATGAACAGACGCGCATTGCCCTCGAACTCGACCGGAAGGTCATACACGAGGTTGAGCACGCCATCGGTGGTCAGCTTATCGGCCGCCCCGGTGGTGACGACCTTGATCGCGCCGAACGGATGGCGGGTCGCGAAGGTGCCGCCTTCGACATAGGTCAGGATGCCGTGCGGCTTGTTGTTGCCGTCGCCGGACAGGAAAGCGATCCCTTCCTGCCGATCGAACTCGGTACTCACCTCGTCAGCGAGCCACGCCTCGATATCGACCTCGGCGTCGTCGATCAGACCCTGGCTGGCCGCCGGGTTGGCGTAAAGTTCGCCCAGCGGGAAGTCGAGCGAGGTCAGGCCGGGCGTGGTGGTCGCCGGGCGCGCGGCGGTCTCGCCGACCCAGCCCGAACCGACGACGCGGTCCGAGAAGACCTTCTTGAAGCCGGCGCCGCTGATCGAGATGACCGACGCATAGTTGCGGATCGCCGAGACCTGCTTCAGTCGCTTCGTGATCGACCGGTCCCATTCGATCGGTGCGAGGTAACCGCCTTCACCGTCGGTCTTGGTCGCGGCCGCGCGGATCTCTTCCATCTTCGCGGTTGCCTCGCCGCGCTTGAAATACGCTTCGAACTCTTTGGTCGCCTCGGCGTCCCGGGGGGCGGGCTTGCCGTCATCGGATAGCAGTTTTGCCGCGATGTTGCGGTTCAGGTCGTCGAGCGCGGACTGCAGCTTGTCGACTTCGCCGTTGATGCGATCGACCTTCTCGTTCGTCACGACGTCGGTCTTGCCGGCCTTGATGTCGTTCAGCTGCTCGGTGTGAGCGGTCTTGAACGCTTCGAACGCAACGGCGAGGTCGTCGAAAGTGGCGGGCTTCTTTGCTTCGGCGCGAACGGCGACGAGGCCCCGCACCGGCGCGGTCGAGCCGCGCAGGCTGGTCATCATGTTCATGTCTGTTCCTTCAGACTTTTAGGGCGGAGAAGAGCCGCGACGGGTCGCCGCGCTCCGGGTCGTCGCCAGCGCGAGGCGTGGCAGGGTCGGGATCGGCAGCGGTCCGCGTGCCTTCCCCCATCGCGCGAAACAGGTCGCGCCGCTGCGATCGCGGCATGTTCTGTTTCGCGAGAAAGCGGTCAAGGGTCGCCTTGTCGGTCGGGAAGTCGCCCGCCTCGGCATAGACGGGCATTTGCGCGTCCCGCTCCATCAGCGTGTCGGCGAGACCCGCGTCGATGGCTTCCTGCCCCCGGAAATAGACGTCCTTGCCGGCGATCATGGCGGCGAACTCTTCCGCCGGCCGGCCCGATCGCGCGGCATAGGTGGTGACCATGCTATCGTCGATGTGCTGCAACGTCGCGACGGCGTCGGCCATCTCCGACTTCGTGCCGATGAACACGCCGGTCGCTTCGTGAATCATGATTTCGGCATTGTGTGCGATCGCGATCGTGTCGCCGGCCATGGCAATGACCGATGCTGCGGACGCGGCGATCCCGAGGATTTCGACATGCACGGCCTGCGTGTGACGCCGAAGGAGGTTGTAGATGGCGACGCCTTCGAAATAGTTGCCGCCCGGCGAGTTCATCTCGACCTTGATCGGCTTGTCCCCGATCGAGCGCAGCGCCGCGGCGATACGCTTGGTGGTGACGCCGCCGCCCTCACCATCATCACCGATATAGTCGAAGATCGACACGGTCGGCATATCCGACGCCAGTGCAGTGACTTCGAAATGCCGAAAATCCTCGGCGAGCGCCTTCATCTCGAACTGCCACCCGGTGCCGCCGCCGACGCCTGTAATTTCCGGTGGACGGCCCGCATAGACCGCCATCAAACCGCGCTTACGCATCCGCCGCTCCTTGAGGCTGGGTTGTCGGGGCCGTTCCCCAGTTCGGCTCGTCGCCGCCCGGCTTCGGCCCCATGTCCATCTTCTCGCGAGCCTCGTTCGGGACCATGAACCCGGTCGTTCCGGGGCCGCCCAGCGCCTTCGCCAGAAATTCGGCTTGGTCCTTCAGCGAGCCGCGCAGCAGGGCGGCCTCGTTGAACTTGGCATAGTGCGTTTCGCGCTCGCGCTCGGTCAGAAGCGACTGCGCGATGACCTCTTCCCACGCGACGAACCACGGCATGAGGCAATAGGTGATGAGGAACAGGCCAAGCTGCTCAATGCCGCTTCCCCAACTGGTCTCGTCGAACATCAGCAGAGGCCGCGGGACACCGGTATAGCGCGAAATCTCTTCGGCCTGATGCTTGCGCTGCGCTAATCCCTCGGCGTCCTTGCCGCTCATCCCGAACGGGTGGGGGTCCAGACCCTCCTCAGCAACCATCCAGCGGCCGGCGTTCTCGGCGCCCTCAAACCGCTCGCGGAACTGCTCTTTCAGCCGATCGATCGCGTCTTTCGATAGCGTTTTTGGGTGCTTCAGGACGCCGCCGACATAGGCGCCGTTCCGCAGTAGCCGGGCGGCGGCCTCGTCGGTCAGTTCGGCAAGGCCAAGGGCTTCGGCCGCCACCTTCAGCAACGCGTCGCCGGTGATACCGTCCGACGACCACGGCGCTCGAAGGTGGAACACCTCGTTCTGCTGCAACGTTCGGGCGGCACCCTTCGAGCGCTGCCATTTGTACGTCATCCGCCAGTCGTCGGACAGTTCGGCCGTCACCTTGCAAGGATCGAGCGGGATCAACGCCTGCACACCCTGAACGCCGGGCACTTTGTAGGCGTAGGCATTGCCGTAGAGGATCGCCCGGCCTTGCATGTACGCCTTGAACTGAAGCGGCGTCTGCCAGCTGTTCGGCTGCTTACGCAGCAGCCGATGGACGGCATGGTCCGACGCCTTCACTGCGCCGCCGTTGCCGTCCTGCCGCATCAGGTTGAGCGGCAACATGCCGACCGAGCTTGCGATCAGGTTGACCGCCCGGAAGAACGTGGCGTTCGCCAGCGCCGACTGCTCGTTCACGGACTTGCCCGACGCGGTCGGACGGCCACTCATGAAGGCGCGCAGGGCCGGGTCGGCGATGTCGATCGACGAAAGCGCTCGGAACTCGCGATCGCGGGAGGGCGACAGGTCGTTGCCAAAGCCCGAGACCAGGCGGTTCCAGAAACCCATTCCGCCTCCTGTCAAAGCATCACGACGCCGCGGGTCTCGTAGACTGAGCGGTTCGAAGATTTCGGCATGGCCATGGCCACGCCCAAAGCCATGGCCATGGCGACGGCGGCGTCGATCTTGTTTGCGGCCCGCTCCTTGGCGAGCCATCGGTTTTCCCAGCGATCCTCGTCGGTCACCGCCGACATCACCGCCGAGATAAAGACGGGGTTGCGCTTGAACCGGATGCGCCGCTCGAGCATCGCCTCTTCAAGCGCGCGCAGCGACCCGGGCATCCATAACCCCTCGGGTTCCCGGCCCTCGTCTTCGGCCGCTTCCTTCATCTCCGCGGTCGGCTTGCCCTTCTTGGTGCCGCCTTGAGGGTGCTCGACGAAGTTGATCGCCAGCCCCAGCTGATGAACCTCTTCTTCGAACCGTCGGAACGCATATCGGTCATACCCGACCATGCCGATGTCGAAGTCGCGGGCGTCATCGGCAAGCGACTGCGCGACGTGGTCAAATCGGATGCTCTGACCCTTCGGCGCGTTCAGGTAGCCGTCGCGCGCCCAAACCTCATACGGCGCCTTGTCGCGGTCCGAACGGGCCTTGATCGTGTCTCCCGGCGTCCATGCTTCGATCCACGCGTCATAGGTCGGCTTGTTGACCGTCACACGCTGGCCGTCGACCTCGACCTCAACCGGCACGCTCCCGGTTTCAACCACGCTTGCCTTAGCCGTGATGTCGCGGCTCTGAGAAAGGTCGAGCCCCTGCGCAATCCGCTTGCCGTGATGGATCGACGGGTCGAAGTCCGCCAAACACGGTTCCAGAACCTCGCGGCTCATCCATGCCGTGTCGGCCTCGGTCCAAACGCAGAAGTGCAGCCGCAGAATGTTGTTCAACTTGCCCGGCAGCGCCTTTGCCTGCGCAACGACGCCAGCGAGATATTCCTCGGTCAGGATAGTCCCGAGCAAAGGGTTCGCTTTAGCCCAGCACGTCGGGTCTTCCAGCGGATCGTCGCCCGGATCCAACGAGCAGATAAACGAGAAAGTCGTGTCGTCGATCGGCTCGCCAACATAAGCGAAGGTGTCGCCCGGCGTCAGTGTGCCTGCCGCGACCTTGACCGCATGTTCGTGCTCTTCGAAGCAGATCGACTGGCGGTCGGTGCCGCTGTTCGTAATCATCAGCAGCAGCGGTTGTCGCCGAAACTTGAAACCGCGCTCAATCATCTCGACCGCGTCGCGGTTCGGATGTTCGTGCAGCTCGTCCGCCAATCCGATATGGGGCCGGAGCCCCGACCCGGACTTGCCCGCCGACTTGCTCAGCGGCCGAAAGAACGAGCCCTTCGGCAGCCAAGCCATGTTGTAGACCCGGCCCGGTCCGCCGCTTGGTGTAATCCGTGACGACAGGTCCGGTGACTGCTCCATCATCGACACAGCGTCGTTGAACAGGATCTTCGCCTGATCGCGATGCGCCGCGACCGCGTAAATCTCCGCGCCCGGCTCGTCGTCCGCCATCATGCCGTACAGGCCGATGCCGCCAGCGAACGGCGACTTCCCGTTGCCCTTTCCCTCTTCGATGTAGGCCCGACGAAACCGGCGCGTCCCGTCCGCCCGCTGCCACCCGAAGATATTTCCCAACTTGAACGCTTGGCTGGGATGCAGGAGGAACGGCTTACCCTCGAATTGACCGCCGTTCAGCCGCAGTTTCTGCTCGTAGAACCGGATGACACGATCGGCCTTCTCGACCGAGTAACGCAGCCCGCGTTCATGCCCGCGTTCAAGATCGTCGAGATGACGGCGGCAGGCGTTCCGAACGTGCGGCCCGGCGACGAACTTTCCAGCGAGCACGTCACGCGCGTATTGCGTCGCGCGGTCAGCTATCGCCGAAGAACTCGTCGCGTTCCTTCTCGTCATCAGGCACCGCCACCTTGCTCCGATCGGCCGGCGACCCGCCCAACTTGCTCAGGATCGACTGCAACATGCTGAGCGCCGTTATCCCAACGTCTTCGCCAGCCAACAGCCGACCGCGCACGCTCGACGCGATTTCAATCAGCGCCCGGTCCGATTCCATCAGCCACGGCAGTTCGCGGCGGAAACCTTCCCATGCCTGCTGGCCATTCACGTCCAAAAACTGCGACGGCTTGCCGAGAGTAGCCGCTTGGGGCGCCTTGCGAGTGACGTGCCGACCTGGATTCTTGATATCCGCCCCGGTTGCCCTGGCTTTCGCCGTGGGCGTTCGTGGGTTGGCCATGGGGTCGAACTTTCAACTGTGGAACCGTGAAATTCGGGTCGGCGTCGGTGTCCAGCCCGAAAGGCCCCAGACTTCTCGCCCCCCCCGGTCAGGGCAGGGGCCACCCGTCGAGGCCGATGGCGGCCTGCTGGCGCTGCCCTAGGTCAACCCTCGTCTTCGCGTCGTGGCATGGCTCGCACAGGCTCTGGACGTTGCTGTCGTCGTCCGTGCCGCCATTCACGAGCGCGACGATATGATCGACACGTGTTGCCGCGACGATGACGCCCTTGCTGCGACAGATGCGACACGTTGGCTCAGCGGTCAGACGTCGCTTGCGTTGGGCAACCCCTGCCCTGCCTCGTAAGCGTGCCGCCATCATTCCCCCGCGCGAACAATGCCGACCGCTGCTGATACGCTTGCTGCTGTGTCGCGTCGGTTGATCGGCGGGGCCGGCTAGGCCGGATAAAGGAAGCGCCCGCAAGCCGGTAGGCCGCAGGCGCTGTAATCCAAGTTGACGTTTCGTCGCATATTCTGCGTTCAGCGTCAACGGCTACGTGCGGAAATAATCCGCGAGAAGATCGAGGCAGTTGCGGACACTCGACACCAGCTGGTGATGCTTCTTCCCGCCATAGCGCGGGAGGCTGTCATGCAGCAGGAACCGATCGATCATGCCTCGGTCTGCTGCGGGGATAATACCGCGCACCAACCGCATACGACTTCGGGCGTCTGCCTGAGCACTGAGCCTGGGCAGTCCGTACCCGAAGTCGCCGGGGTTGGCCGCAGCGCCGATCCTTTCACCGTATCCCGCAGTCACCTTGGGTTCCAAGAAGCACCGCTCATGCAGTGCTGAATATGCCTGCCCAGCCCGATGCTGCCTAAGGTCGATCATCTTAGCGCGATGCCAGCGATCTAGCGGTGGGGTTATCTTCCGCACCAACGGTGTCCGTTCGCCGGCCCGATCGATGATCCCGTTCGCCAGCTCATGATCCCCATGCGCCAGACGCTGCGGGGTCGCATCCTCACCGGTCGGGCATGGAACCCGCACCGGACGTACCTTGCGCTTCATTGCCTTACCCATCCCCCTACCCCTTTCGCAAATCGATGTAGCCCCGGGCGTGCTCCGGGCTGATGTTGTACTTGGCGGCCAGTTTCTCCGGATCGGCCTTGGCGAGCCGAGCGGGGTCGGTGGCCATCAGGGCGATCAGGAATTTGGTGAGCGGGGAGGTCATGCTGGCCTCCTGGCAAAGGCCTGTCCACACCTCAGGGTGTCCACACCCCTATCGTTGAACAGGCGGCGGCTTTCAGACCCCCTATATACCCCGCTTTTACGACCTATCCCTTTATATCCATTATAGGGTGTGGACAGTGTGGACAGGGTAGTGAAAGCGCCGAAAAACTGCGGATTTTTGTGTCCACACCGGGGCGTGGTCAGACTGTGGACAAGCGTGTGGACACAGTTTCTAAGTGCAACTGAACTGTCCACGGTGTCCACGGATCGGCCACGCTTCGGACTGGGGGGCGTGGACAGCATCATTCTGCGATCCTCCAGACCCGCATGCTCTTGCGCGTGCCGTCGTTCTGGCGCTCTTTCGCCCATGCCTGCGTCCAGCCAAGATCGGCCATGATCGCGGCAACCCGATCCTTCGCGCGTTGATCCTGCCGCTCCGGGGCCATCTTCAGAATGTCGTATAGGATCTGCGCCGACGTATAGGTCAGGTGCGGGAAAACGGCGTTCGCGATCGTGTCTTCCCAGATGTCGCCCTGCATCCGCGATAGCTGCTCGCGCTCGGCAAGGCGGGATTCGTCATCGGTCAGCCACCATTGCTCGCCTTCGCGGAACCGGGTGACGGCTTCGGCCCATAGCTGGTCACGCTTCCGCTCCAGTCGGTCGAGATCGATCGCGGTGCAGGCGACTGGCCAGAAACGGCGGTTGCCCGTGCTGTCGGTGAGGTAGCCCTGACCAGCCTTCGGGTTGACCGACGCAGCCAGTACGCATTGCCGGGCATACTCGACGGTATTGCGCCCGTAGGACGGCCGGGTCTTGTCGACCTGCATTGTGATGATCGCCTTGACCAACTCGACGTCGGCCTTGCGCAGCGCGGACAGCTCGGCGAATTCGACGACCCATTTCCCAGTGATTTGCTCGACGAAGCGCTTATGGTCGCGCAGTTCGTTGACCATTTCGGTGAAGTAGGAAGCGCCGAACAGCAGGCGAAGCGCGGTCGACTTCTTCAGACCTTGCGGCCCCTCCAGCACCAGCATGGTGTCCATCTTGCACCCAGGCTGGTAGATGCGAGCAACAGCTCCGATCATCCATTTTGCACCGACCGCACGTTCGTATGGCGTGTCAGGCGCACCGAAGAGGATATGCAGGAACCGGTCGAGCCGCTTGGTGCCATCCCAGCGGAGGCAGTCGAGATAGTCCCGCACTGGGTGATATTTGTTGAACAGGGCGGTGCGATTGACCGCGGCCGGGATGTCCGTCTTACTCGGCGCGAAGCCCGCGTGCTCGATCATCGTCTGTATGTCGACGTAATCGGCATCGGTCAGCGGCTCGCCGTGCCATTCGACTTGACCGGTAAGTTCATTGTGCCGGATCTGCGTGCCGAGGCCGGGCAGGTTCCGCATATATTGCATCAGATTGAAAAGGGTTTTCTTCTCCCCCTTCTGCCCGATCTGAAGTTTTCCGCGCCAAGCGTTGAGTGGGATCGGCTCAGCCACGGATCGCCTCCAGCGTATGCGCGACCGCATCGTCACCGGTGCCATCGGTGGAGCGCGCGAGGATGTAGGTGCCGCCGGCCGCGCGGACTGCCGCCATGAAATCTTTCTGGCGACGGCGCTGCGGATCCTTGCCGACCTTGGCCTCGATGCCGAAGAACCGGCCACCGATGCAGGCCAGAATGTCGCTCGACCCGACGAGGCCGTAGCGGATCATGCGTCCGTCGACCTTGATCGCGCCGGTCTGATTGGACCACGCGAGACCGAGTTCGGACACGGCAATAAGCAGCCGGTTGACGAGATCGGTATGCGTCATGCGTTCGCCCTCCACTGCTCACGCTGGCGCATGATGTGACCGGCCCACGCCACCGGGTGCCGGTATCGACGCTGCTTGCCGAGCGCGATCAGGTCTTGGAGCGTGCGCGCGGACTTCAGCTCCTGCTTTTTCCGCGCGCGAATTGCGTCGAGGTCGACCACCTCCAAAGTGCCTTCGACCTGCTCGACCTCCCGGCTCTGCACTGGATAGGCGTACATGCATGAAGGGCACGATGGCTGGGGCGCATGGACGCGGAAGCACTTCGGGCACTGCTTGACCGGCACTTCGGATTTCTGTCCGCGCTTCTTCTTCGGCCGATCTTCCAGCGACCATTCCCGATCGTCGTCGGGCAGGCCGTGCCGCATGGCATTGCCGGCATGGTCAAGAATGATGGCGTGCGGCTTGCCCTCAGCGGGACGAAGCGCACGCCCGATCTGCTGAAGGTGCAGCGACAGCGATTGCGTCGGGCGCAGAAGGATCACGGCCTCCACCGCTGGCACGTCGAAACCCTCGCCGAACAGATCGGCATTGCTCAGGACTTGAAGCGCGCCTTCGGAGAAGTCGCGCACGATCGCGTCGCGCGCGCCGGTATCCATGCTGCCGTCAACATGCGCCGCAGCAATGCCAGCAGCGCGGAATTGCGCGGCCACGTTCTGGCTATGCTCGACCGACACCGCGAAGACGATCGCCCGCTTGCCTGGTGCAATGCGCTGATAGTGCTGCACAGCGTCGCCGACGATGGACGGCTTGTCCATCAGCTTCGAAAGCTGGTCGCGCTTGAAGTCGCCACCTTGCGTCGCGATTGCGGAGGTGTCAGCCGTCGACGGGGCGAACAGCTTGTAATCGCACAGCGCGCCGCGCTCCATCAGGTCCGCGACGCTAGGCCCCTGCACCATGCCGTCGAACCATGCGCCCAGCCCGCGCCCGTCGAGCCGCCAAGGTGTCGCGGTCAAGCCGACGACCTGCGCGCGCGGGCAGGCTTCGTATATCTGCTGATACTGCGACGCGCCCATGTGGTGACATTCGTCGAAGATAATGAGATCGGGCGGTGGCAGCTTGCCGAGCCGGCGGGCCAGTGTCTGGACAGAGCCGACCTGCACCATGGCGTCGCGGTCGGTGATGTTTCCGCCCATGACGAGGCTATGAGGAATTTCCATCGACCAGAAGGTGCGGCTTGCTTGGAGGATGATTTCGCGCCGATGCACGACCCACCAGCAGCGCCGGCCACGCTCGGCAGCGGTCTTGACCATGTACGCGCTGGTGACCGTCTTGCCGCCGCCGGTAGCGAGCTGCACCAGCACGGTACGGTCGAGGCTTCGGAAGCGCTCGCGAATGTCGGTGATAAGCGCCTGCTGATAGGGTCGCAACTCGATCATGAGCGCACCCGCTTATTCTTCTGCTGTTCCGAGAGCGTAGCCCACCGGCAGTTTCCGGGTTCGTAGTTGCCATTCACATCAATCCGGTCGAGAGTCATTCTCTCTGGCCGCTCACCCATATCTGCAAGGAAGGTTGGAAAATCTTTCCATCGTTCGCAAAGTTTGATGCCGCGACCGCCATAGCTGTCCCAGTCTGTATTGTTGGGGTTGGTCGTCCGCTGAACCATGGCAGTCCATGATTTATGCGTTCGGCTTTGCGAGCCTACCCGGTTATGTCCGTGGCGAAGATTGCGCGCTGTCGCTGAAGCGGACAAAAGTTCACGCCGCAAGCACCCACACGATTGAGATTTCCCAGACCTAAGCGAACGCGAAGTCGTGGCGGTATGATTTCCGCAATCGCATAGACAATTCCAAAGCCGGAAATTTCCACGACGGCCAATATCTTCGATAGCCGTAAGCCGCCCGAAGCGCTCCCCGGTAATATTAACAGCTCTCATGCCGTCACCTCGTCAGCCCAATCGTGCCCGATCGTTTCGGGGATCTTGACCGTCACGGCGCGCGGGTCGCGTCCGGTCGCGAGGCGATGCGCGAGCGCATAGGCCGCAGCAGCACCGCCGAATTTCTGGTCGTTGTCCCCGAACACGACGACGGTGCGTGTGCCCGCAGGCGGCTGCCACTTCGACAGCATCGTGGAATTGATCGCGGCCCAAACCGGGATGCCGAACAGCTTGCTGGCGGCGAGCGCCGTCTCGATGCCTTCGGCGATGCCGAGCGTCACAGCAGGACCGGTAAGGCGGATTGCGGCGCCGTCCGGGATCGCGCCAGGCATCGTCGCGCGCGGTTCGTCAAGGTCAGCTTTGCCGTTCGGCCCGAGAAACGTCCGGTGTAGCGATGCAGGTTTGCCGTCCGTGTCCGCGATCATCGCTACCATGCAAGGGTGCGTGCTGCCGGCCGGAGCGCGGGTGCTGGCGACGTAGCGCAGGACACGCGGGTTAGCCGGCAGCGGCAGTCGGCGGGATGCAAGGTAGCGGGCGATTGCGTCACCGGGTGCCGCAGGCGTTCCAGAACGCCATAGGTCATTCAGCAGTCGCGTCCGCTGGGCGGCATCGAGCGCCGGCTTCGGCGCGACGAAATCGACATTGCCGACGATCTTGTCGATTTCACCGGCGGCGGTGCGGAAGTCCCAGCCATTCAGCTTCTGGACTAGATCCATGCCGGTGCCAGCGCCGCATCCGGAGCAGAAGTATGTGCCCTTCCCTTCCTTGTCGTCGAAGCGGAAGCGATCCTTGCCGCCGCACATCGGGCAAGCGGTATGCTTGCCAGACAGGAAGCGCGTCTCGACGCCCAGACAGGCGAGGATGCCGCGCCATTTGCCGTGCGCCTGATCGATCGTACGCGGCCGCATCAGTAACGGCTCGCCAGATCGCGAGCGTGCTTCTCAGCCATCGCGCGCTGCCGAGCGGCAACTTCCCGCTTCGCCTGCACGCGGACGGTATCAAGGATCATTGCCTTAGCGTCTTTCGCCAGCGTCCCGGCGCTCAGCATCCGGCGATAGCTGTCGCGCCATTCCTCCGGGCACCACGCCAGCTTCGTATTGGTCACTGAGCGACCGCGCCGCGCTCGAGCATCTGCCGAATGGGTCAGGGCCTTGATGTCAGACCTTGCCAGCACTTCCCGCGCCGCGCGCTTGCCCGACGCTACCCGCGCCAGCACAGCCGCCGGGGTTGAAGCGTTCACCGCCATCCGCGCCGCCTGTTCAGCCTTAAATTGCGGATCTTCCGCAAACTTGCGGTGAATACCCGCGATCCGTCGCGCATGGATCTCCGGATCGCTGTTAAGATGCTTTGCCGAGCATGGCCGGCACCATCCCGTGCGGCTCTTAGCCGTGATCGGCGCCGCGCAGTCGCTGCACACCCGGCCAACATTCGAGATATGCGCGATCCGACCCGGCGCGGGCGGCTCGACCCGGTGCACGGTGAAGCGGCCGGCACGACCTTCCACGACCATCGCGGGTCGCGGCGATACGAAGGCGGGCATCATGCCTCATCCTCCAACCGCTTCTCGACAAGCCGGGCATACCCTTGGATGTCGTGCCAGTTGTCGAGGTAGGTCGGGTCGCCGTTCAAAATTCGGGCGATCTTGTCCGCAATGACCGTCAGCGCCTGCGCCATGTCCGGTGCCAGGTACGCCCACTTCGTCGGCGCGGTGTCGGTGCCGCGCATGACATGTTGCAGGTTCTGCGCAATCGCCGCGTGATCGGAAAAGCTGCCGTAGCGGTTGCCGCGTTCGGCAAGTGTGTTGTTGAGGTCGGTCATCACGCCACCGCCTTCAGCGCAGCATACTTGCCGCCCAGCTTGGCCCGCTCACAATCGGCGATCTCGCGACCACCGGGCGATGCGGGATGATGCGCGGCACCCTTTGCCGCCAGATAATCGCGCGCCATAGTTTCGATCGCGTCGTGATCCAGATCATCCGGCACGCTGACGATCGACCGCCCTTCCGGCAGCAGCAGCGACAGAAGTTCGTCGGGTATGACACCGACCAACTCGTACAGCGCGTCGACCGGCATGATCGAGGTCGCGCCGTTGTTGCCCGCATAGGTGCGCAACGTCGAATACGGGATGCCGCTGTCGAGGCTGATCGCCTTTAGCGTCAGGCCGTTCGCTTTGGCGACCCGGAACACCAGCTCTTGGTTCTTTCGGATGATGCCACCGATGTCGCAATTACGCGCCATGATGTTGCACTCCCGGAACGGTATCCGATCCACCATGGATATCACGCAAATTGCGGGAAACGGGGGTGCCGGTATGAAACCCGGCCTCGTCCTGATAACCGAAGGGCGCGGTTTCGATCTCGACGGCCAGCCACAGGGCGGGCACGCCGAAGACAAGCGCCAGGGTCGCGATAAGCATCTACTGTACCTCGCTGTTTGGGGTGATGACGGGCGGGCGCATTCAGGCGGCCGCCTCGAAGAGATTGCCTTGGGCGTCAGCGGCGACTGCCTCCGAGGCGACACGAGCCTCGGCTGCTGTGATGCGCGCTCTGGCGATGGGCAGGTATTCAGCGGTCAGCTCGCAGCCGACGAACTGCCGTCCTTCGAGGATCGCAGCCTTCCCGGTCGAGCCGGATCCGGCGAATGGATCAAGGACGGCACCGCCAACCGGAGTGACGAGGCGGACAAGCCAACGCATCAGCGCTTCGGGCTTCACTGTTGGGTGCGTGTTCCGGTATTGAGTCTCTCGACCAGCGCTGAGGCTGGACGCTTGACCGCTTTCACCGTTACCGGTCTGGAACTGGACGAACGACTGCGGTTCGAATTGACCGAGTCCCTCGTCGCGGTCGGCCTTGCTGGCCTTTGCGCAGTAGAAGAACCGGGCGGCGCTGCCGCTGTCGTTCCGCCGCTCGCCAGGGCGCATTTGGAATCCGACCGTTCCAGCGTTCTCGCTATTGGCGCTCGCCTCGCCCGGTCGCCCCCGCAGCAAACTGCCGTAGACATTCTGTGCGCCACGGGGCGCCGAGGAACTGCTGGCGCCCGCGATCTGGCCGGGGGCATCAGGGAAGGCAGAGAGCACTTCGTCGCTGCCGTCGTGGATGACATTGGCAGGCCAACGCCCCTTACCGTAATCGACAGCGGTAGTAGCGCCGATGTGGCCGTAAATGCCGTTGGTGCCGGCCTGCCGGCCGTTGTTCCGCGCGCCGGTATCGCCAATCCGCGACGCATCGATATTCAGCTTGCCGGTGCCGAACTGCGCAACATTCGCCAGCGCCGATCCGATCAGCGGCTTACGCGCAAGAACGATCGGCTCGTGTGCGGGCTTCAGGCAGGTGCCGCGACCTTCATCGTCCAAGCCACCCTTCGGAAAACCGCTGCCATAGATCCACATGATCTGGTCGCGGATTTCGAAGCCCGCATCCTCGATCGCGCAGGCCATACGGTGATAGGTGCGCGACCCGGAGAACGCGACGAGCCAGCCACCCGGCTTGAGAACGCGAAGGGCTTCGGCCCACATGGCCGGATCGAAGGCTACGCCCGACCCGTCCCACTCCATACCCATGAAGCCCTTCATCACCTTGCCTTGAGTGGCAGGCGACCGACCGCCGGGGCGGGCCGAAGTCAGCTCATACGGCGGGTCGGTGACGATGCTGTCGACAGACGCGTCGCCCATCGCCGCCATCAGCGTCCGGCAATCGCCGTGCCGAAGGTTCCACGCGCCGCTCATGTCGCCGGCCAGAAAACAGAACCGTCACGCTCATCGCGCTCGCCGGTTACGTTGCACTTCGAACAACGGACTTCCGTCTGATGCTCATTCGAGAACATGCTTTCGACTTCGCGCCAGTCGTGGGTGCACTCTGCTGCCGCCTCCCCACTCACCTCCCAGCCCCCCGATCACGACGGGCGGAAGTTGACTCAGAGCCAACGACGGGCAGGATCGCGGAATGGCGAACCGTACTGGCGACTCGATCGCAAATCATGTGGTGGCCCTCACGACGGCGCGGGCATTCGTCCGGTTGTGCGGCTTGCTGCGGCATGGCGGCAGGCTCAGCGACGACGAATACGAAGGGATGCGGGCCGCGTTCACCGCTGACCTCGACGTGTGGACCGCCACCATGTGCGGACCCGACGCAAAAGCCGAAGCGCCCGTTGCCATGGCCAGGCTGGAAGAGGCCCGCCAACTTCTCGACGATCAGTGGAGCCGGTCAGGCCCTCGCGATTGAGGTAGCGGCGCGCATAGTCGCGCAGGTTGTCGTCGCTCATGCCTCCGCTCCCCGGCGTCGGGGGGAAGTGGCGGGAGTGCGGGGCTTAGGCTTGCGTGCGAGCGCGGCATGGTAACGAGCGCGGGTTTCCGTTGCTCGCGGCCAGTCGATTGGAGTGCCGTGCAGGTGCGGCGCGGCAACGAAGGCGTTGACGATCTGCATTGCGGCAACGTCGTTCGCCGCAACGATGCCATCAGTCCGCACCGGGCAGCGGTAACCGCTACGCTTCTGTGCGTGACTGGCGCGCAGCGAGTAGCTGACCTGCTTACGCTGCTGTTCGGTTTTCGGAATGGCCACGCCGGCCACCTTGCCAGCCAAGCACTTTGGCTCAGGCAAGGAAGCGAGATCGAAGTTGCCCGAATTGATGCTGGCGATCACAGCCAGCAAGCGGTCCGTAACGTTGAACCATTCTCGACGAACATGGTCCGCTTCGAACATCGCGTGGAAACGGCGTTCGCATTCGAACCCGCCTTCAATCTCGGCAAGCACTTCCAACGGAAACGGGCACCAGTTTTCGAGAGCGGAGCGCCGCTGCTCGGGCGAAACGCTGCATCCGATCTTGATCGGGCCGTCAAACCCTACCGGCTTGATGAAGTAGACGAACTGGCTGCGGCGGGTCATGCCGACACCTGCTGTTCCGATGTCCCGGCGGCGATGATGCTATCGACGTCAACGCGGATCTTCGCAGCGCGCGCGGCCAGCTTCAAATGAGCCAGTCGCGACGCCGGAATGCCGTTCTTACGCCAGCTATGCACCGTCGAGAGCGGAATGCTTGTGAGCTTAGCGACGGCGGTCGTGCCACCAATCGCGTCGATGATCTGGTTCGCTACCGTCTGCATGAACCGCAATATGCGACAATCGCAGACGCATCGCAAGCACTAATCTGCGATTTTCGAAGTTGCGATATTCGGAGAAGCGGGCTTCACGGAAGCATGACCCCGGCTGAAATTCGCGCCGAGCTAGACGCTCGCAATCTGTCGATCCGCGATCTGGCGGACATGACCGGCATTGATGAGAACAAGCTGACCAAATCGCTCGGCAAGCAGGGTCGCCGTTTCCAGGTTGAGGAAATGCGGCGGATTGAGGAAGCACTCGCGCCAGAACAGGGCGATCACGAGCCCATCCGCACGATCCCCTTGCTTGGTGACGTTCCCGCAGGCGCCTTCCAGCCCGGCGAGCAGAAGGGCGGCAAGCGCGTCGCGGTGTCCGACCCGGACACTCCGGCGCGCGCCTATGCGTTGCGGGTGAAGGGGGACTCGATGGACCTTATCGTCAACGACGGCGACACCTTAGTCATTGATCCAGACGACAAAGTGCTGTGGCCGGGGCGGCGCTATGTGATCCGAACGGATGACGGCCAGACAACCTTTAAGGAATTTCAGGCTGACCCGGCGCGCCTAGTGCCCTGTTCCAGCAACCCGGAACATCGCGAGATAATGATCGGCAGCGAGCCAATCACGATCGAAGGCCGAGTGTTTTCGTACTCGATGCGGGATGTCCCACGCCGGAACGGATAAGGTCGTTCTCGTGGCGGGCCTCGATGTCAGCGAAGGCGTCGAGATAGAACGACCCCCATTCGTCACGCTCGCCTAGATCGGCCGAAGCGGCATCCGCTTCCGCTTGTTTCCGAGTCGGGCGCCACGGCCCCTTCGGCTGCCCCAGCAAAACCACGCGATACCACAGACACACGCTAACCTCCTGCAATACGGGGGCAATGAGAACATAAACAGAACGCCCGCACAACCGGCGAAATATTTCTGCGATGATCGCAGATTGTGCATTGACGAACGTCTGCGATAATCGCATAGTCCTTCCATCAGCTCCGAACCGGGGCGACCGCCACGGCGGGGACGGAGGACAACATGGCTTCCAACAACAATAGCATGACCCAGGCAGATGGCGGGGCGGCGGGGGTGACGATGAACGTCACGCAAAAATCGCTGCTGGCGTGGGGCAATTATGAGCCGATGCATGACGCAGTAGGCGATCAGTCGCTTGCCTACATTGTCGGCGTTATGCGCCACGCTTTCCTCTGCGGGTACGCGGCTGCCGAGCGTGACCAGGGCGGTGCGAAGTGAGCATCCACACCCGCATCGAAGCCGCCAACGACCGGCTGACCTATGTCGAAGCCGCGATGATCGTCGCAGCCGAGCGTGGTCCGCGCCCGGTCGTCCGGGTGCCTTACTCGACTGGCTATCCAGGCATGTCGAACGAGGCTTTGCTCGAACAGCAGTACCGGATGCACGACGGCATCACCGCCCGCGAGGAATGGGACCGCGCTGTCAAAGCCGTCCTTGCCCGCCCCTCCCCGACCGCATCCTGACGGAGGAAGATATGTCTTACGACCAGATGAAACGCGACGGCATCAAACGCCTTAGCGCATGGTCCAAGCCGAAGAGCATTGGTTTTGCGACCATTCAGGGCCGTGTCGAGCGTCCCAAGTGCGGCCGCTGCAATATTGTCGCGTCTTACTCGACGCCGATCGGCCCGCGCTGCTTCACGCACGCTACCGAGTACGCAGCGAAATTGCAGGATGGTCGCGATGCAGCCGCCCGCGCCGCCATCGCCAAAGCGTCCGGAGCCGGGGCGTGAGCGCCGTTACCCCACCCCGTCAGTTGCAAGGCGCAAAGTACAGCCCGAACCTGGGCCGCTGGCTTGCACGCAACAGACGCCAGTTCGGCGATCGTCCCGGCGTGTACCGCGACGCTGACAGTGTCCTGTTCTTCGGCAAAATAGAGGATCACGGCTTTTTCATCGGCGCTCGCATGTGGGGCGTCTTGGCCGGCAACAAGCGCGGATCGATCTACGCCTACGAGCCGCGCATTGGCCTCGAACTGACCGAAGTCGAAGGCTTCTGGGACCGCTACGCCGAACAAGGCCGGTGCGCAATGGACCCGGAACACCGGACCAGCTTCATCGGCGATGACACGCGCTGGCAGGTCGATGGCGATCATCGCGAGTGCCTGTGGTGCGGCCAATGTTCGCAGACCCTTCGCCGTTGGACCGAACATGTCGAGCGATCGGCTTGGGCCATCGCAACCCCCACCGAAGGGATCGCAGCATGATACCCGAAAGCGCGAACCGGGCGCGTGTCGAGCGCTCCGTAGCACCCGCGCTGGCTTGGGACGACCGTCAGCTAGACCGCCTGACGCGCGGTTTCCACCGCTTCACCGCTGACATTGCAGCGCTT